CTACCATTCAAGGGACTGTTTGCTCGCCTTAAGATTTTCTTTGTACATCATATAAATGTTACTGTAATTGCACATGTCAAAGCCGCTTTCACAGTAATCCTCTATGACCTTATCCATTATTTTTCTATCTTTAGCTTTAGTGGCAAGCTTAAAGGCGTTGAGGTTTTCCTTCTCCATCATACGCAACATGCTTTCCTGACACATATCAAGCCCGCTCTCGCAGTAATCCTGCTTCACCGTCTCTTGTATAAACTCGATAACTTCATTTTTCTGAGCTTCGGAGTTATCAAAATCCATAGGATGGATAAAATCAGCGGCTGCCATAAACGAGGAAAAAAAGAGAGGAATGAATAATAGTTTGCGCATGTAGATTAGATCTTCCTTTAATTTTTAATAATATAGATGAGCAATGTTACATCCGGAAATATCCTATCACTAGAAAACTTGCAGGTCACTTTCAACGGCTTTTATAGATGAATTTTTATTGGGCGAATCATTTTTAAGCAAAGGCTGCCACTATCAGACATAAAAAAAGGGTTTAGCCTTTGGCTAAACCCCTTATAAATAACAACTTTCGGATGTTGCGAAAGCGCTATCTTAGTTAAGACGCTTTTTTCAGACATCATTTAAAAACATACATTTATTATAAAATACAGTTAGTTAATTCAACATCTATTGCAATGTTTTGCAGTCTTTTGAAAGCTCTGTCGCCACTTTGCCGCCACTGTAACCAGCAAGGGGATTGAGATGTGCAGCTTCTTCCAAATGGTCAGGGGCGAAGTGTGCATATCTCATCGTTTCACGAATATTGGCATGCCCCAAAATGCGCTGGAGTACCAAAATATTCCCGCCGTTCATCATAAAATGTGATGCAAATGTGTGTCGTAGAACGTGGGTGTTTTGTCCTTCAATCAGTTCGATGTCTGTTAAGGCCAGCATCTTCACAAAATCCTGATAGCACGGCTGAAACATTTTACCTTGCAACTGCACCAGTTCATCATAAAGCCAATGTGGGATCGGCACTGTCCGGTTTTTTTTGCCTTTGGTTTTGAAGAACGTCAACTTATACGGCGATAGCTGAGAACGCGTTAGCCTTTCTGCTTCACTCCACCTTGCCCCTGTTGCCAAGCACACTTTAACAATCCGCGTTAGGTAAATTTTCCCGTAGCGCTCACAGGCATCCAGCAATTGTTGGATTTGGGATGTTGTCAGCCACGACATTTCACGGTCTGCTTCTTTAAAGATGCGCATCCCTTCTAACGGATTAGGTAACGTCCACTCCCCTAGCCTTTTCAGTTCATTGAACATTGCATAAAGGTATTGGTGTTCTCGGTTCACCGTGATCGGTTTCGCTATCCACATCTTGGGGTCGGAATGGTAGCCGTTATCAATTTCCCCACGTAGGCGTTTATCCCGGTAATGCGCCCAATCTTTCGCTGTCAATTTTGAGGCCACCGGGTCACCTAAACCATTACAGATGATACGCAGTTTACCCATGCGGGATTTACTGGCACTGAGTGCTTGCCCATGTAAATTATTCCAAAGCTCAATCAGTTCACTAAGGTTGCGGCGATCCTCTTTCTCACCAAGCCACGGTTTATCTTCAACCTCACGCATAGTGTAGGTTTCAAAGGATTCCGCTTCACCTTTTGTGTTAAACGTCTTTCTTATTCGCCGGGAGTTTCGCCCGTTTGGGTAGCACTCACAAAGCCATTTCCCGCTGGGTAGTTTTCTTACTGACATCTATTGGGGCTACTTATTTATTCTTTGAGGAAGTACATATCTTTTTCGATTTGCTTATCGAACCATCATTACAGACGAATTGCCCGTCAGTTGTACAATGAGATATGCCGCCTTTGCCTTTTGAACATGGCGTGTTTCTTGCGGAAACCTCAGCATTAAATAAAAAAGAAAAAATAACAAAACTTGCTAATACACTAATTTTCTTCATATACCTATCCTTGATAAAAAAGAGATTACTATTTAAGTTTTACCATTATCGTATGGTCATCTATAAAGTTTTTGTTGTTATCTTTTGGCATTAGTAAGCAATTTTTAGATGCGTCTTTAAAAACAGCCTGAACAGATTCCATAAGATTTTGAGCTACTATCTCATCAATTTCATAATCATTTAAAAAATCTTTATCTTTCTGCACCTCAGAACAAACCGCCCTAACAGCATTTAGATAGCGATTATATTTAAGATTAAAATCAGAAAATATAATTATTAATGATGAACCTTTTATCATGGATTCATCTAACTCCACATCATCAAAGCCACTCTCTTCAAAAATGACATATAACTCATCGGGTATAGCATACTCTTCATCGTCAGCATAACAATGGACACTAAATAGTAGCAATGTATATGCAATGATGATCTTGCTTATCGTTTTAATTGACATAAATCAGTTCACCAAAATAGTTTTTCTTATTTTCCCAACACAATCAATATCATTAACTGAACATTCGAAATCAGCATAGGAATTAGATAGCTTAACAAAATTTCCGGGTACTCTTACTACACTGTAAACGTCATGAATACCGTCAATATTAATAAGACACGTACCGTTACTCAGGCTAGATTCATCAAAGTCAACTAGCCACATTATTTGGTCTTTTTCAAGGAATCCGCTGTTAGCTGATAAACCCACACAAAAAGACTTATCAATAGCAAACAAGCCACTCTCGTATAACTCACCAGAACTAATGTCAAATTTTTTCAGTAGCGCAGTATTATCTGATTCTCTATGCTCCGTTGCTTTGCCCTTCCCCGTCGCCAGCCACTCAAGAGAAACGCCAGTATCCAGCGCACAGGCAATCACTACATCACCGGGAAAAAAGTTACGACGAATCCATGTGCTGATAGTCGCGGTAGAAATCCCCAGCAAGTCGCCTAACTCTTTTTGTGTTCTGAACCCGTAGGCATCCATCATCCGGCGCAGCACCGCTTTTCCACCGGATGCGAGTATCTGATCGTAAAGCGGCTTACCTTTTAAAGCCTCAGCATGAATTTGCAAATGCGAATTTTCAAACTCACCCGTCACAAGCCAATGCAAATCAGCGCCAGTATCAAGGGCGCATTTTATTATCGCATTCCCTGAAACGCTTCCTCGCTTTGTCCATCCGCTAATATTATTAGGCGCTATTCCCAAGCGTTCAGCGAGTTCCTTTTGTGACGTAACCCCATAAGAAGAAAAGAGTCTTTCCAAAATTTCCGAGGTAGAGCCTTTTTCACTAATCATAAAAAACACCACCATGGTGACAAAAGCTATTCACAAAATAACTTTTGTGATCTAAAGTGCTCTCATCTGCCAAGATGCAAGACACTGCAATCAGTTTCAATAAACGAAGGATAATGCGATATGCAAGCCGCAAAATCAACAAACGTTGCCCAAAAAGACGTTGACCCAATGCTACAACCAGAACAACTGCAACACCTTGCAGCCCTACTTGCGCCAGCATTGCAATCAATGCTTAACGCATCAACCGCTGATGTCATGACTATCAATGATTTCGCTAAGGTCAGCGGCGTAAGTGACCGTCTTGTCTGGCAATGGCTGGATGAAGGCGTTTTGCTAAGAGCGCCCACTGATGAAACGGGATCGAAAAAGACACGCGTTTTAGTCAATGTTTATGCGTGGCGCGAAAAGCTACGCCAGCAGGCCGTCAATTGCCGATACATCCATTCAAAAGCGTAATTAACAATTCGATTATTCAAACTAAAGGGAATTTCGGCATGTTTGATTATCAGATTTCCATACATCCACACTTTGACCGCGCCTGTCAGGCGTTCGTGTTAAAGCACAATCTGGCGAAGCTGGCCGGACAGGTGGGCATGAATCATCAGACCCTGCGTAACAAAATCAATCCAGACCAGCCGCACAAGCTGACCTGTGACGAGCTGATGACCATCACCGATGTCACCGAAGACGCCACGCTGATCGATGGGCTTTTGGCGCAGCTTAATTGCCTGCCAGCCGTGCCAGTGAATGAGGCAAAAGCAGAACGGCTAACCACGTATGTATTGCAGGCCACCGCCGCAGTGGGCGCGGTTGCTGCTGAAAGCGTATCGGATGAGCGTATGACGCCAACGCGTCGTCATAACGTGATCGAGAGTATCAACGCGGGTGTGCGTTATTTGTCGCTGGTCGGCTTAACGTTGCAGGCGCGTATTCAGGCTAACCCCGCGTTAGCGTCAACCGTAGATGCACTGAGTGGTATTAGTGCGTCGTTGAATATTGGGTGAGGTGAAGCCAATGATTTCTATTGCTCGTTTACTCAAAAGCCAGTCGCCATCGCCTGTTATTCAGGGCGGCGGCTGGCTTGAATTGCCTGACGGTCGGCGCTGCCAGCCTACGCCCCGTCAGGTGTATTTTGCGCCGTGGAGCCAGAAACCCTACGTACCAGCCAGAAAGAAAAGCGCGGTACGGTTGCTGGTTCTGTCTGTATGGCGTCACTTAACAGGTGCTAAGGGGGCAGCATGACAGCCTTTACTGTCAGCAATATGCAGAACTTACCCGCCGGGCTGCGCAGCGTGATCGGCAAACACTTTGCCGATAGCCGCTGGCGTGAAACCTGCACGTATTACAACGGCCTGAATGAGCGCGACCGTTTGACCGTCTGCTTTCATGCGCAGATGAAAAAAAGACAGACCGTTTACCGTCTGGAAGAAATGCCAGCAGCAGAGCGTGAGCGGATTGTTTGCGCGATTGATGAACTGCGCCGGGCTTTTTCAAAGGGGCGTAATCGGGGCGTGAATACGTCAACGTTTCTGAGCTGGTTAAATGTCAGTGAGAGAAAAACCTTATTTATGCACGCGGGGTTAACTGAAAAAGAATTTAATCAACCCTATTGGCGTATTGAAGATGAATCATGCAAATGGCGTAAGCCAATATTACGCGCATTAAATGAGCTTGTGAGCTTATTTGAAGCTGCCCCCGACATTCTGACGGCAATTAAACCCGAAGAATATCTGAATTAAATAACCACCTGAAATTAATTAGGCGCTTAACCGCGTCGGGACTCCCTTTATCTGAGGATTATATGCACATGTATAAAACAGTCGGTCAGGCGATGCACCGCAAGGCTGAAAGCGAGGGCATTCAGTTAATGCTTTCTCAGGCACGCACCGAGGCGAAAGCCGATGCACACACGTCTTTTTCTTCTCGTCTGGACAAACTGGCGACTCATGCCGCTATCAATGAATTAAGCAGCGTGGAAATTATCGAATTATTACGGCAGGAATCCGACGCCTTTAATCATTCCGGGTCAGATATCAAGGCGGTGATGTAATGGAAAACCCTGCTTATAACCGCGTCGATATCAACGGCAATTATGCAATAGCGAAAGTTGGCTATGACTTTGCGCTGGGCGAAATTAAATGCGGGAAAGAAGACGGTGACCAGCCTTATTTATCCACGCTGGCTGTTTATCAGAACCCCGTCAGCCTCATTAACGATTTTGTGCATCGTGCTATCGCCACCGAAATTTGGCGCGGGAACGTCACCGACGCAAAAAAATTGCTGGCCGAAAGCAAACGCTTTGCCGCGCTGTGCCAGTCAGCCTTTGACCAACTCAATAACGATAAGGGGCAAGAGTAATGCCGGATGCTATGGACATGGTGCAGCAGCGCCAACAGGAAATGTTAGACCATCAGATCGCCAGCGCCCGGAACAGATTACCCGTTGTATCTGCGTGTATCTGTGAAGAGTGTGATAGCCCCATTCCCGAAGCGCGCCGGGCTGCAATCGAAGGCGTGACTCGTTGCGCGTCCTGTCAGGATATTCTCGAAAAGAAACGTAAGCATTATCGGGGTGGGTTATGAGTCCTCGCATTATGCCCGCAGGGCTTGTTCGTCCCAATTGCCCACCGTCTCCGCCGTCTCCATCCCTTGAGGCGCTGGGGTTAGCAATCCAAGCACGTGCGCTAGCGCGAGAGATTGCCGATAAGGAGCGAGAAAAAGCCGATTTAACTCAACTGGTTCTAAGCGAAATCAGTGGTTTTTTTGCAGGTATCGGCCAGCCCGGCGCACCAGATACGCCCGAAGAAATGCAGGCCGTATTAATGGTGCGTGTTAAGGCGGTTTTCGGTACTCACATCGACCTAAAACCTATGCAGAGCTCTGGTGATAGCAATAAATTTCTCCCAGCGAATGGCCCTAAAATACCCCCGATTACCACTCGTGTAGTTATTTCAACGAGCGAGACAAATCGCTTTGCTTCAATAGTACAAAATGAAATGACGAATCAGGCTGCATTGACTCAATACGGAATCAAGCCAGCTAACTATAAGCAATGGGTTAAAGGCTGGAATGCCTGCCGTGCTGCAATCATCGGCACAACCTGTAAATGACCACGACCCATCGGGGGCGCTCCGCTCCCACACCCCCGCCACCTTTCCCCGGCAGCACCCGCGAGGCGTTCGTGGGTGCGCATTCGTGGAATGCCCCGCGCCCGGCTATCGTGCCAGAAGAGAGACAGCTTACCCGTGAGGAATGGACTCAGGGGCAAGCCGTTTTAGCCAAAATTAACCAGCAACCGCACTTCCTGCGGGAAATCTGCCTGAACCGTTACGCGTACCTGAAAAAAAATAAAGGGATGCTCACCGCTAATCGTTTTCTGACTAACAGCTTTATGCAGCGCATGTGGCCGCGTATCGATGCAATCAATACCCGCCATGCCATGAATCGCAATGCTTCCGAGCGTTTCCTGTCTGAATCTGACGCCTATCAAACGTTGCCCGGCATGAATGACAAGGCGCTGGGGCGTCTGGCTGCGCGCATTTCCGGCCAGATATTTTCGGCGTATGAAGAATTGAGCGATGCAATGAAAGCGCAACACGGCGGCCAGCCTGATGCGCTCTTTACCGATGCAGCACAGGCCGAGCTTTTCGGACATGTCGCCAGAATGGCTCGTGCCTTCAATATCACCCCGCTTTTCTGGAAGAAATACCTCAAAGGTAAGCTGAATATACGCAAGGCAATAGCCAGCCTACGCCGACTGTTTAATGAAGAATGGTGGGTTCGCCAGCTTAAAGCCCAGCGCACACGCTGGCGTGAGGCACTGATGATTGCCGTCGGGCAGGTCAGTAAAAAGGCATCCCCCTATGCCAGCAAGATGGCGATCCGCGATGTACAGGCGCGTCGCCTTGCCAACATGGATTACCTGAAAAGTTGTGAGCTGGAGAACGTCGCAACCGGTGAACGCATCGACCTGATCGACAAAGTGATGGCAAGTATTTCTAACCCGGAAATCCGCCGTATGGAGCTGATGAGCACCATCGCAGGAGTGGAGCGTTACGCCAGCGAACAGCGAGACGTCGGGATGTTTATCACCATCACCACCCCATCTAAATATCACCCGACCCGCGTGATCGGAAAAGGCGAAAAAGAGACAGTTCAGTTCAATCGGAGCTGGGACGGTGAAGCGTTTACGCCAAAAGACGGCCAGCGCTATCTGGTCAAAATTTGGAGCAAGATGCGCACGGCATTTAAAGATGCAGACCTGAAAGTTTACGGGATGCGCGTTGTCGAACCTCATCACGACGGGACACCACACTGGCACATGATGCTGTTTTGCAAGCGCGCACATCGCCAGTCAGTCATCGATATTATGCGCCGCTACGCCCTGAAAGAAGACGGCGACGAACGCGGTGCGGCTAAGTACCGCTTTGAATGTAAGCACCTCAACAAGGGCGGTGCGGCTGGCTATATCGCTAAGTACATCGCCAAGAATATCGATGGGTACGCGCTCGACGGTCAACTGGACGACGAAACAGGAAAGCCACTGCGTGATGTGGCCGCCGCCGTCACCGCGTGGGCGTCAACGTGGCGTATCCCCCAATTTAAAACTATCGGTGTTCCCACGATGGGCGCTTACCGTGAATGCCGCAGTAGCCCATTGCGTACCGTCAATCTCACTGACCAGTTCGATGAGCAAGTCGAAGCCGTTCGTTGTGCTGCCGACGCTGGCGACTTTGCCGCATACATGGCCGCACAAGGCGGCGCGAATGTTTCCCGCGAACTGCAAACGGTGCGTGTTGCGCGCCGGATATCTGATCAGCTCAACGAGTATGACGAAGAGGTGCAAAAGGTGGTCGGGATTTTCGCCCCGCATTTGGGCGCGGGTCATGTTTTTGAAACCCGGACAACCGAGTGGCGCATTGTTTCTAAAGCCGTTGAAGTTCAGCCTTTGACTTTAAAAAGCGCCCCCGGCGCGCCTCGGAGTCCTGTCAATAACTGTGGGTTGGGTTCTCAACGGTCAGGCGCAAATGTCAAAACGCAGGCCGAAAACAGCGGCATAGCGACGACATCAGAAACCGATAACCCACCGATTGACTGGAATGACGACGCGGCTGTGAGGGCGCTAGGAATGCGTCTGCGTGAGCAATCCGTCAGGAAGAATCATAAACAGCGTGACTTTAACCCCAATACCCTCCGCGATCCGTCACCGTCAGCCAGATTGACGTGCGAAGAACGGGAGCGGATACCCCGTATCCAGCGTGATTTGATGCAGCGCGGTATCAGTGTTCAACGCTGGGAGCTGGAAGCGCTGGCGCGTGGGGCAAAGATGAAGGTTGACGGCGAACTTATTTCATACCCGGCGGCTGATGAGTGGCCGGGGTTTAGTAATCAGATGGAGGTTTGATGCATGGGTAAGTTAACAAAGAAAGAACGGGAATGGGTAGCTGAATTGCAGGACGTTTTGAACCGTTGCCCATCGCCAGAGAAAATTGGTTTCTACACCACAGGCGATTCGAATATTCACCTGTATGACCTGAGAAAATACAAAGAAGTTGTACAGGCGCTGGACAAAGGCGAAGCGTCTGACTGGTCTCCGGCGTGCCGTGTAGCAGGAGCGCACATTGAAGGGTATATAGATTTTCCCTCACCTGTCGAATCAACAGCAGGATAAGGATTAAATAGAATGCCTAAATCCTCCACCGAACGTAAAGCCGCCCAGCGTGATGCTGGCGTGATTTAAAGTTAATTCTGTGAATGCCTCGGCGTGAAATGTTCTAGTGACATGTCACGCCGTTTTATTGGCGATGAAGCATAACCAATCAGTCACTTGTAGAACACGAAGTGATTGACGAAAATTTCAACATGTAAAATACTGTATACGCATACAGCATAAAGTAAGGAAATGGCACCCCTTGGAAAACACGGAACACATACAAGCCGTTTTGTCGCGGGTTCAGTTAATCGCTGACATATCGTTAGTGGCTCAGTGCGATGTAGACGAATTAAAAACCGCGATGTCAATCATTGCAGATTTGGCGAACGGCACGATAGAAACCAGAGAGCATCGAGAGCTCGGTGACAAGTCGGAACTGGTCGAATACCTGAAAAAAAGATTAGAGGATGCCGTCTTTTAGCAAGAAATAAGACAAAATTTTTTTGAGTCTTTTTCTATATAAGAATTAATACCTTATATTCATCATTGCTCAGTCTAGTTGGTAATTTAAGGGCAACAACCCAGACACACGCTCTGGGTTACTTTTTATCAGCTTGATCTGCTGTTTAGTGTTCAATTAGTACAAAAACTATAACGGTGTATGAACCTCAGTCATGTCAGAAAATGACATAAAGCTTCACTTTGATTTAACACCCATAAAGAAGTAAAATATTATTACACAAACTCAACTTAAGATAAAAATGACTTTCATGGAAAAAGAAATCATTTTGCCAAAAATTCTAATTGACTCAGGACTCTCTCTAGATAAAAATATTTTTAGATATAGGCCTGATCGAGAAATACCCAACACTCAAAACGAAAAAGGAACTGGGAAAAATTATATACTTGAAGAAATAAGAAAAAAATCATTATGGCACTCATCAATAGTGTTATTGAACGATCCATTTGAAGTGTATGCAAAAAAAAATATTAATGAATTTAATTTAATGAGTGAAGTACAAAGAAAATTATTATTTGCAAAAATATCCCCGGGGAAATTCCCTACAAATTTAGCAGAGTTGAGAGGTCATAAAGATTTACACTTCGAATACAATAAGAATAAATACAAACTAGAAGAAAAAGTTAATATTTCTCTAAATGAAGAGAAAGATAAAGGATTTAAAGAAATAATCACTAATGTCAGAGAAAATATCGGCATATCCTGCTTTACATCAATATGTGACAGTAGGTTGATGTGGGGATATTACTGCAATGGTCTTTCCGGCGTCTGCTTAATATATAACAAGGAAAAACTGGAACAGAACAGAATAAATTTACAACAAGTTAAATATATTAAAGACTCGCATTCGATTAACGTGCTAGACCTTATTTACAATCGCAATGAAATGGAAAGAAATAAAATCCTATCTGATATAGCAACATATAAACATTATGAATGGTCGCATGAAAGTGAACATAGGAGTATCGTTTCTTTAAATAAAAATGAGATAGGTAAAGGAAGTATTTTTCGAATGAAAAATTCGTGCCTTGATGGCGTAATTGTAGGTAGTAATGTTACTAATTCCGTGCAAAAAATAATAAGAAAGAAGTCAAAGGAATTTAAATTTAAATTATTCAAAGCTGAAGTAGATTACTCTAGTTTTAGTGTCAAGATATCATATTGAGTCTGTGCATGCGTACATGCATCATTTTGCATGTATTTTTAAAAGGGCCAATTGGTGATCGAAGCCAGAACTGGTGCGGTTTCGATCACCTATTGCAGTTGCATGAAAAGCGACACACAAAGCGGGCAGGCGTGGCGGGGATAGCATTGCGCGCAAGGGCGTTTAGACGTGATTCATCCCGCGCCGATGCGCCTCGCTGTGAGGTGCTCGGCTTTGATATCATGTGTGGGGTTGGTTTTTCAAAGCCGCTGGTTAGGCGGCATTCGGTGAGCACGGATTGTAACCTTTCTACTGTATCCCTTTGCTATTTAGCTTCTTCAGTTCAGCCATTAGCTCATCAAGCTTTTTTTCTGCTTCAGCCACTTTTTTCAAAGTCTCAATAGATGATTCAAGCAGCATAGATTCCCGCTCGTTAAGAATGATTTCTACACCATCATCATGCTCAATGACTTCACCAAACTCTTTCCTACATACAAGCTCAAGTGCAGCAACAATTTCAGCATTTACTGACCGCTTATTCTTTTCTGCAAGAGCAACCACCCTCTCTTTTAGTTCTGGCGGTATTCTGACATTGAATTGTGGATTTCTCTTCGTACTCATGCCGATTACTCTGTTTAAATATTGTGTTGACATGGTAGCCCACGGCTACTAACATTTCAACACATGGTAGCCATTGGATACCATAAATGATGAGACCCCAACTGCGGGAACAGTCAGGGTCTCTATTTCGTCCCAATCCAAGCAAGGATAAAAGACATGAATAGTGTAAACGAAATGGTTTTACATAACACGTCCGTTGGTTCAGTTTCCGTTGAATCCCTGTCTGTCATCGTCCATAACGGTTTTCCTGTCATCACCACAGAACTCTTGGCGCAACTGTACGGTACAGAAGCCGCTAGGATTCGTAAGAATCACAATAGAAATCAAAATCGTTTTGTGTGCGGAAAGCACTATTACAAAGTCACTGGAAGTGACCTTGACAATTTGCGAGTGTCTTTAAGACACTCACAAATATCCCCCAGAGCTCGCAGCCTTATCCTCTGGACTGAACGCGGTGCAGCCCGTCACGCTAAGATGCTGGAAACCGATCAGGCGTGGGATGTGTTCGAGTGGCTGGAAGAAAGCTACTTCAACCCACAGGCTAAAGCCGTTCAGCCTGAACAGAGAAAGCCAGTTCACCCTTGCGAATTGGAATTCTATATTCCTGAAACCACACTCACCTTCAACCATCGGGAAATCACGCAACTCAATGCGTTATTCCACTCCGTCGATTACCTGACAGCGGATTTTTGGCCGCATATCCAGAAGCTGTTCCCTATGCTGAATCATGAGTATAGTTCTGCGATTGATACCATTAACCTGCTGATGCAGTTATTGAAAGAAAAGCGATCAGAGTGTGGTTTACTGTCACAATAGTAATTATAATGTGACACCACATAATGACACTAAAACACTTATGGTATCATATAATGATACCATAAGTGGACTTTCCATGGTATATTCCTCTATGAACAAACGACACCAGAAAACGCTGTCAGATGTATTTTCCCGCCCAGTTAGTGGTTCGATAAAGTGGAGTGATATTGAATCTTTGTTTATCGCACTGGGGGCGGAAGTACATGAAAGAGAAGGTTCAAGGGTTGCGGTACTGCTGAAAGGTGAGAAAAGAATTTTTCATCGCCCCCACCCAAGGCCAACCACTGACAAGGGGGCGATTAACTCCATTCGGGTATGGTTAGACAGTTTAGGAATAAGGCCATGATTAATACACTGCAAATCGACGGCCACACTGCCGTCATCGCTTTTGACCCAGAAATTGAGATGTTTCGTGGGGAATTTGTCGGGCTTAACGGTGGCGCGGATTTCTATGCTTATAGCGTAGAAGAGTTGAAAAAAGAAGGTGCCACATCGCTTGCCGTATTTCTTGATGAGTGCCGTCATGATGGCATTGAACCGTATAAATCCTATAGCGGTAAAGTTACCACTCGCCTCACGCCGGAACGCCACGCAGCGCTAGCAGTAACGGCACAGGCTAACGGGGTATCAATTAACGAGCTGTTAAATGAAGGTGTCGATCTCGTCATTGAGCGCCATTCATAATGATAAGGCCACCGCATCGGTGGCCTTATTCATTGTTACTCTTGTAGCTTATAGGGCTTAAAGTCGATCACATCTATCCCCACTACGTCGTTAATCTCCTTCATCCGTTCCTGTAGCGGCGTCAACTCGTTCCTGACAAACACCTGACTGGCATTTACCACATCCCCGAAACCGCCTGTGTTATTTGGGATAATCCCCATCATCTGCGGCGGAACGCGGTGGGCGCTGAGCAGATCGTCACGGCTGGCGTTCTTGATGTTAAAGAAGTCGTCTTTCGTTGCCACCTCGCTGAGCGGCACAATCTTGATGCCGTCCGGCTTGCCATTGGGGGCATAGAAAAACAGGTTCTTAAAATTCCCCAGCCCCTTTGTATTACTCATCGCGGCGCGTAGTTTATCTACGTCAGTACCACTCTGAGCCGCATCGGTCACATACATGATGTAACCCGCGTGCGCGCCATTCTGGTAATACTTGCGCCGGAACAGCGTCGCCGACTCATTCAGCCATGCCGAGTTCAACGAGCTGATATATTCCGGCAGGCCATACATTTCCTGATTGATATCCGGCTCTAGCAGATGGAACACGCTACCCGGTTCAAAGCGGTGCGGCTCTTTGAATGACTGCACGAACCAGTAAACATCCTCCTCTACCCCGCGCCGGGTGTATTTGGCTGGGCTGGATTCCAGCCGCAATAAGCCCCCTACCCGATTCAATCGTTTTTCCAGAAACGCATTCCCAAACACCAGATAATCCAGCACAAAGCGGCTAAAATCCTGCTGACTCAATAACGGGTGCGGAATAAAAGTGCTCACCAGAATGTTACGTTTCACATAGATGGGTGAGCTGTGGTGTACCGCAGCGCGCAGGCTTTTAGCCAGCCCGCTAAAGTTGATCGGCGGCTCAATCCATCGGCCATTATGGATACACTCGGCATAGTCCAGAATGTCGCGGCGATCCAGAACGGCGGACGGTTCACCGAAAGTGAATGCCTCTATCGGCTGTGCCTGGCTAACCGGTACCGTTTGTGATTTACGATATTTACGCTTTTTCATTCGTTAAAATCCAAAATGCTGACAGGGACATGACCGTTAATCGCGGTCAGGGGTTCATTTAACAGCGCGTGCATGGTTGCCCATGCCACGTCAGCGTGGCTAATTTCCTCGCTGCGGCTGGCTTCGTAAGTGGTGCGGTTACCGCTGGCCGTCATGGTTTTGCGTATGGCCATGAACGATTGAGTGATGTCGGTGTGGCTGGTGTCGTATTCCAGCCGCCCACTGGTGATCGTGTCTTTGGCCTTGAGCACCATCGCGGTTTTAATTTCCGGTGAGTATTTGATTTCACGCGCGGCGGGGAAGAAGCCGCGCACAAGCTGGTAAACGCCCTGACCGATACCCGTTGCATCAATGCCGATGTATTCGACGATGTATTTTTCCGTTAGCAGCTTGATAGCCTCGGCCTGTGCGGCAAAATCCATACCTTTCCACTGGAAGCGCTCCAGAATGCGGAATTTACCGCCCGGTGCCTGCGGCGGTGCCAGCACCACACAGCCCGCGCTGTCGCCTGTGTGTGACGGGTCGTAGCCAATCCAGACAGGTTTATAGGCAAACGGGCGCAGCGCGTAGGGGTTAAAATCCTCCCACTCTTCCAGCGCATCGACCATGCAACGCTGTAATTCCTCAAACGGGAACACCGACGCCTTATCATCGACAAACTCGCACATCAGCAGGTTCTGATACTCTGCCGGGCTGTACTCCAGCGTGAGCTGGTCAAGGTCGAACAGGTTACAGCCCCCGGACAACGCATCTTCTACCGTCACAATCTGCCGCCACTGGCCGTCACCGCACAGCACGCCGCCGGACAAATTCGCGTGGCTTAAATCCAGATGGAGGTGATCGGCCTTGTTACTGCGACCCTTGTTGAACAATTCACCCGACCAGAACGGGTAAGCGCTGTGTGCCAGACTCGACGGCGTGGAAAAATAGGTTGAACGCCATTTCTTGTGCAATGACATGCCGCTGGCGACTTTGCGCAGCTCCTGAAACTTGGGTATCCAGAAATATTCATCCAGATACAGGTTTCCGGTGTAGCTCTGCGCGGTGCGGATATTGGTGCCGAGGAAGAACAGACGCGCCCCGTTCGGCAACACCATCGGGTCGCCTTTCAGGTCAACATCGACCAGTCGGGCAAAATCAATGATGTAGTTTTTAAAGACGTGCGCCTGTGCCTTACTCGCTGACAGGAAAATCTGATTGCGCCCGGTAGTCAGCGCATCGATAAGGGCTTCCCGAGCAAAATAGAACGTCGCACCAATCTGGCGCGATTTCAGGATATTGCGGATACGGTGCTGTAATCCGGCCTGATGCCAGCCGCGCTGGTACTCGAAAATCTCACTCAGGAAAATGTCGTTCAGCTTCTCGATAGCCGACTCGCTGAACATATTTTTTTCTGGTGCCTTACGTTCACCCTTGTTGCGGTTGCGAACGTTGGGATTGAGATCGGCCTCGTTACCCGTCTGGCTGTAGCGGTTCACCCGTGCCAGCCGCTCAATCTGACGGCCTAACAGGTCAATCTCTTTGTAGTCATGCCCCTCCTTTTTCGTCTTCATGATGAGCTGAATCAGCCGTGCTTCCAGACTGGCTTCAACACGCGATACAGGGGCGATAGCGTCCCAGCCGTCGCGCTGCTTCCAGCTCTGAACGGTCGGCATTTTCTGGTTCAGCATTTCCCCAATCTGACGCACCGAAAAACCCTGCCAATAGAGCAAGGCCGCCTGTCGCCGTGGGTCGCTGATGATGGTGGTATCGATGGCTGTATTCATGACGGCAAGGCTACGTCAGCGCCGCCCCTCGCCGCCTTAAGTGCCTGTTGTGCCAGCGGTTAGCGAACCGTGATTGATGGCGCGCCATAGTGTCACGCCGGATACTCGCCCCGACTTCCCGCAAACAACGGATGAGAAAATGGCAAAGAAAGTTTCTAAGTGGTTCCGCGTTGGTGTCGAGGGTGACACCTGCGACGGTCGCGTGATTGACGCGAACGATATTCAAAACATGGCGGAGACGTTTGATCCGCGTGTCTATGGCTGCCGCATCAACCTTGAGCACCTGAAAGGTTTACTGCCTGACAGCCCGTTTCGTCGTTATGGCGATGTGGTCGAGCTGAAAGCCGAAACGATTGATGATGATTCAGCCCTAAAGGGAAAGCTGGCGCTGTTTGCCAAAATTACCCCGACTGACGAGCTGATCGCCCTGAATAAGGCCTCGCAAAAGGTCTACACCTCCATGGAGATCCAGCCCAACTTTGCCAACACAGGCAAAGCCTATCTGGTCGGTCTGGCCGTTACCGACGATCCGGCCAGCCTCGGCACGGAAATGCTGGAATTCAGTGCAAAGGCAAAATTAAATCCGCTGGCAACCCGTAAATTCTCCCCGGAAAACCTCTTTTCTGTCGCTACCGAAGTGACGCTGGAATTTGACGATCTGCCCGACGTGGAGCCGACGCTGTTAACCCGTGTGAAAGCTCTGTTTGGCCGCAAACAGTCCAGTGATGACGCCCGTTTTAATGATGTGCATGAAGCCGTGGCCGAAGTGGCCGGACAGGTACAAACCAACGCCGACAGCGTGGAGCAGCGCTTTACCCAGCTTGAGCAGCGCCAGCAGCAGGACGTTGCCACCCTGACGCAGAAACTGAGCGCCAGTGAGCAGCAGTTAAGCGACCTCAAAGCCACGCTGGACGGCACAGAGAGCCTGTCGCAAAAGCGCCGTCCCCCGGCAACAGGTGGCGACGGTGAAGCCACGTTGCTGACCAACTGCTAACCGGGGCGTCCCCCCTCGATACCCTTTTTTAGAAAGAACAGGAAAAACAATGCGTAAAGAAACCCGTTTTAAATTCAATGCCTATCTGACCCAGCTTGCCGCGATTAATGGCGTTGAAGTGGAGACATTGAGCAAGAAATTCAGCGTTGAGCCGTCCGTCACGCAGTCGCTGATGGAGGTGGTGCAAGAGTCCTCTGACTTCCTGACCCGTATCAACATCGTGCCGGTTGCCGAGCTGACCGGGGAAAAGATCGGCCTCGGCGTGTCCGGGTCAGTTGCCAGCACCACGGATACGTCAAGCGGTGACGAGCGCGAAACCGCCGACTTGCTGAGTCTGGAAGCGCGCCAGTACAAGTGCGAACAGATGAACTTTGATTTCCATATCCGCTACAACACGCTTGACCTGTGGGCGCGTTTTCAGGATTTCCAGTTGCGTTTGCGTAACGCCATCGCCAAGCGTCAGTCACTGGATTACATCATGGCAGGCTGGCACGGCGTGAAACGTGCCGCGACCTCTGACCGCGCTAAATATCCGCTATTGCAGGATGTGGCGGTGGGTTGGTTGCAGAAATACCGCAACGAATCCGCTAAGCGCGTGATGAGTAAAGTCGTAGGTGAAGATGGCGCAGTGATTTCCGAAAAAATTCGCGTCGGTGAGAACGGCGATTATGTCAGCCTTGACGCGCTGGTGATGGATGCGACCAACACCATGATCGACGAATGGCATCAGGAAGACCCAGATTTGGTGGTGATTTGTGGCCGTCAGTTGCTGTCTGACAAATATTTCCCGCTGGTCAACAAGCAACAGGAAAACAGCGAAATGCTGGCCGCTGACGTCATCATTAGCCAGAAGCGTATCGGCAATTTACCTGCCGTGCGCGTGCCGTACTTCCCGGCCAATGCCCTGATGATCACCCGTCTGGATAACCTGTCTATCTACTACATGGACGACAGTCACCGCCGCCACATTGAAGAGGTTGCCAAGCGTGACCGTATCGAAAACTACGAATCCATTAAACAGGATTACGTCGTGGAAGATTACGGCGCAGGCTGCGTGATCGAAAACATCCAGCTCGGTAAGTTCCCGAAACCACCAGAAGCGGAAAAAGCGGCTGAACCTGCCGCGTCAGGTACTGAAACCTCAACCGATAACGCCGGAGCCTAAGCATGTTAAGCCCCGCCCAGCGTCACATGATGCGGGTATCGGCTGCTGAGGCGTCGCAGCGGGAGAATGATCCGCTGCGACAGGCCACCGGATACGAGCAAATGCTGTTCCGGCTTGCGGCTGACAAACGCACGTTAAAACAGGTTCGCTCTATCGAGCGTAAAGCCGAAATGAAAAGCGGGCTGTTGCCCAGCTATGCGCCGTGGGTCGCGGGTGTGCTGGCAAACGGTCGAGGCGCACAGGATGCAGTATTGATGACGGTCATGGTGTGGAAGCTCGATGCCGGGGACGTCCCCGGCGCGCTGGAGATTGCCCGTTATGCAATCGCGCACAAGCTGGTGATGCCAGAGGGCTACACTCGCCCGACGCCGTATCTGTTAGCCGAAGAAGTGGCCGACGCGGCGACCCGCGCCCATACCGCCGGGCAAGCGGTCAACATTGACCTGTTGATCGACACGCTGACGCTGACCGATACAGAGGACATGCCCGACCAAGTGCGCGCCAAACTGCACAAAATCATCGGCCTGATCTTGCGTAGTGGCAAGCCAGAGCAAGCCCTGTTTCACCTGAAACGCGCCTTTCAGCTTGATAGCCGAAGCGGTGTGAAAAAAGACATAGAGCGGCTGGAAACCGCGCTGCGCAAAGCAGCAGCCAGCCGTTAACCCAACGCGCCCCGCGCCGGGCGGCACACAGGCCGGAACAGTTCACTGTTTTCTGTGCCTGTGTCCACCGCCCACCCATTCAGAGGTTGTCATGACGACAATGATTTTTCCCGCGAAAGCGGAGCCACACCCGGACGCGGTGGTTATTCCTGTGCCTGCGCAACAGGATGCCGTAATCAAAAACACCTTCTTCTGGCCGGATGTGGAGCCGGGAACGCTGCGCACGCTGATGCGCCTTGAGAACACCGTCACGCCGGAGCGCCTGCGCCATGCGGCGAAAACCGCCATTTCTGAGGTTAACGCCGAGCTGTACGAGTACCGCGAGGCACAGATGGCGGCAGGGTTTAAAACGCTGGACGCCGTTCCCGCCGAGCGACTCGACGGCCAGAGCGAAAAAGAGCACCACTATCTGTGTGCGGTCAGCGCCATTACCACGGCGACGCTGTACGAGCGTTACCGAAGCTATGACGCCAGCGCCAAAGGTGACCGCAAAGCCGATGCGCTTGACGGCACGATTGATGAGCTGTGGCGAGATGCGCGCTGGTCAATCAGCCACTTGCAGGATAAGCCCCGCTGCATCATCGGGCATATCTGATGAACGTTATCGCACAGCAGGGCGACACGCTGGACGCCCTGTGTTATCGCCACTACGGGCGCACGCAGGGTGCCGTTGAGGCGGTGTTAGCGGCTAATCCGGGGCTGGCTGAATTCGGGGCAATACTGCCCCACGGCACCGCAGTAACCCTGCCGGATATTGCCAGCGCCTCTGTCGCAGAAACGGTGAGTTTATGGGATTGAATATGGAAAGAATCACGTCGTTTATCGCGTACTGGATAAGCGTCGCGCTGGCCTTTTTCGGCGCCATGACGCCGCAGGATTTCGCGGCCTATTTCGGGGCGCTGGGGGTGGCGTTCACCGTTGGCGTTAACTGGTACTACCGCCGCAAGAGTTACCAGCTATTGAAGAACATCGATAATCCCCGCGAGGTTATTCATGAAATCACTCGTTAAACGCTGCGTTATCGCCACGGTGTTAGCGCTGGCCGCATTAGTGCCGGATTTTTCCTTGCTGAAAACGTCACAGGAGGGGCTGGCGCTGATTGCCGACCTTGAGGGGTGCCGCTTAAGCCCTTATCAGTGCAGCGCGAACGTGTGGACAAACGGGATCGGACACACGTCAGGCGTGGTGCCAAGGAAAACCATCACTGAGCGTGAGGCGGCGGTCAATCTTGTGGCCGATGTGTTGCGGGTAGAAAAGGCGTTGGCACGCTGTATGGCCGTTAATATGCCGCAGGCCGTCTATGACGCGATAGTAAGTTTTGCGTTTAATGTCGGTGTTGGCGCGGCGTGTCGCTCTACGCTGGCGTTTTTTATCAACAAAGGCCAGTGGCGCAACGCCTGTGACCAGTTGCTGCGTTGGGTGTATGTCAACGGCGAGGTATCACGCGGTATTGAAACCCGTCGCCAGCGTGAGCGCGCCGTCTGTCTTAAGGGGGCAGCATGAGTAAGCCCCTGACGCAGTTCTTCGCCATCGTTGCCGCCTGCATGTTGGCTGTGCTGGTTATCACTAAGTGGCAACTGTCCCGCGCTGAAAACTCGTTAAGCCAGCAGGCTATCACCCTGAGTCAGCAAAAAGACGCATTGCTGTCGCAGTCTGCCACCATTGGGACGTTGCAGGACAACGCCCGGCGCAACGAACAGGCACAGGCGGCACTCCGCACGAAACTGTCACAGGCCGGGCAACTGGCCGCGTCCCGCGATAAAAAAATCACGAGGTTACTCAATGAAAATGCCGATCTGCGTCGCTGGTATGCCGCTGCTTTGCCTGACGATTTTAAGCGGCTGCACACCCGTCCCGCCTTTGACAACCCCGACGCTTATTTACGTTGGCTGTCCGAAAGTAACGAGCTGCCCGATACCGGGCAGCAACCCACAGACCAACGGTGATTTAAGCGCCGATAACCGTCAACTGGAAAGCGCGCTGGTGAGCTGTGCGCTACAGGTTGAAACCATCAAACATTGTCAGGATCAACACAATGCTGAAACCCAACAGCCTGCGCAGCGCCTTAAGTGACGCGGTGCCGGTACTGAAAAATAACCCGGATATGCTGCATGTTTTTATCGACAGTGGTGCGGTGGTGTCCACGCTGGCCGCGTCGCTGTCGTTTGAGAACCAGTACACGCTGAATCTGGTTATCACGGATTTTACTGACGATATCGACTGGCTACTGGTGCCGATTCAGGCGTGGATACGTGAAAATCAGCCGGATATCGCCCATGACCCTAAGGGCTTTACCTACATCGCCGACATTAACAATAACGGTAGCTGTGATATCAGTATCAGCCTGAAACTCACTGAGCGTGTGATCGTCAAAGAGGTAGACAGGGCATTGCATGTGACCCATGCGCCAGAGCCGCCGTTACCTGTTCCTGTAGAACGTCCGGTATCGCTGTACCTAAGCGGCGAATTAGTGAGCCAGTGGCATGAATGAACTGAAACCGTTTGATGACAAGCTGGCCGGGCTGCTTGCCAGCCTGTCGGCGTCTGGCCGTCGAAAGCTGGCCGGAACGGTGGCAAAAGCCCTGCGCGGTAGCCAGCAACAGCACATCAAAGCGCAGACAGCACCGGACGGCACAGCCTATGCCCCGCGCAAAGCCCAGCCGATTAAGGGAAAAAAAGGCCGGGTGAAGCTCCAGATGTTCCAGAAGCTGCGAAGGGCCAAATATCTGAAAGCCAACGGCACCGCCGATGCGGCCAGCGTGGAATTTATCGGACGGGTACAGCGCATGGCGCGGGTGCATCACTACGGCCTGCGTGATCGACCTAGCCGCAACGGTGCTGATGTGCAATACGAGGCAAGGCCGCTGCTGGGGTTCAGCGATCGGGAGATAAAAGAGGTTGAAGGATTGGTGATAAAGCATCTGAGTCAATGAATGAAGCCCCGCGAATGCGGGGCTAGGATTATGCGACGTCTTTCACATTTTCATCGCGCTGCGCCAGAAAATTTTCCAGCGTGGTGATCCGGCTAATTTCTTCCTGAGTGCGCGCGTCATTTTCCACTTCCCATACGTCAACACTATTTTGCAGGTTAAGCCAGAAATCAACTGACGTATCAAACGCTTTTGCCAGACGGAAAGCCATATCAACCGTTAGCTTACGGTTGTTGTTGACCAGCGCGCTAATCGTATTGCGGTGGACGTTCAGCATTTCCGCCAAGTCATTAATCTTCAAACCTGTAGGTTCAAGATATTCATATAACAGGACATCGCCTACGGATGTCGGCTTGCGTTGTGCCTGTGCCATATATTTTCCTTCAGTCTACGGGTCTACGGGTCTACGGGTCTACGGGTCTACGGGTCTACGGGTCTACGGGTCTACGGGTCTACGGGTCTACGGGTCTACGGGTCTACGGGTCTACGGGTTATTTGTGCTTTTTATAACCATGGTCGTCAAGATAGATATCCTCTGCTTTACCATCAACCCATTTAAAAATCAGGCGATATTGGATATTCACTCTGATGGATGAATATTCCCCCAATGGTGGGTTGAGATTCTCGTATCGGTTCCCCGGTGGCGATCTCAGGTCTTTTGCAGATACCGCCGCGTTGATGATATCCAGCTTACGGGACAAGGATGTAACCACATCGGCAGGTATTTTTTTATGCGACTTGCCATACATAAAAAAATCTTCCAACCACTGATCCCGAAAGCTATGAATGCTGCGCATTTTTTGCATCCGTTGCTCCCTCGTTTGTTGTGCATGTAATTATAATGCACTCATGCACCGTGCGCAAGTGCATAAACAAAACGGTTGATTTTACCTGACAGTTTCCGCTATGGTTCGCTCCACGAGGCGTCGAAACCTCTCCATTAGCGGTCAGAACCAACCCCGAAAGTGTTGGCTTTTTTATGCCTGTCATTCAGTGAACGCATTGCGCGGTCACACCCCGATCAATGTCGGGAGGGCGACGAATACAACACCCGCAAGGGGAATTAGTCCGCGGTATCTTTTGGGCCGTTTCGAACCTCCCGGCACCACTCCGTTAGTGGTACTTCGAAAAAATCCAAAAGAGGTCAGCCATGACTAACCAACTATCTGTAGAAAGCCTTTCTGTTGTCACTCACAACAATATTCCCGTCATTACTACTGAACTCTTAGCCCAGCTTTACGGTTCAAAACCTAAAAACATTTCTGACAACTACCTCAACAATGCACAGCGCTTTGTTTGTGGTAAGCATTATTTCAAGATAACCAATTCAGAATTAAAAGAATTTAAGAACAGACCCGATTTAAACGGGTTAGTCGGTAAACGTGCCCGCAGCCTCATCCTCTGGACGGAACGCGGCGCAGCCCGTCACGCCAAGATGCTGGAAACCGATCAGGCATGGGATGTGTTCGAGAAGCTGGAAGATTGCTACTTCAACCCACAGGCAAAAGCTGTTCAGCCACTACCGCAAAAACCCGTTCACCCTTGCGAACTGGAATTTTATATTCCTGAGACGCCGCTTATCTTCAACCATATCCAAACCTCGCAACTGAATGCATTATTCAAATCGGTAGAATATCTGACAATGGATTTTTGGCCGCACATGCAAGCACTATTCCCAACACTGGATTGCAAACACGGGTCAGCGGTTAATACCGTGAATTTGTTGATGCGACTATTGAAGGATAAGCGTGCAGAGTGTGATGAACTGAGTAAACAGAACTGATTTACAGATAATTGCCCCGCTTTATCGTGGGGCAGTTACTAAACTAAGCCACATTCGTTTTTAAATTACAAATTACTTTATTTATTTTTAGGAAATTCATATACCCGATGAACATCCCCCCACCAAAAGATGCAAAAAACGCCACAAGTAAAATATAGGCTCTTAGCGTAACCTTGTCTTCATCTATAGCCTTGGATAATTCACTTTTCATATCAACATCACTTGTTATTAAATATTCGCAGGATAGTTTTATTATCTCTTTCCTTTCATCATTTTCAATGCAGCTTTTTTTGTTAAAATATTTCTTTTCAACTGGATCATATACATTATCGTGCGATATCAGCACTGTCTCATTACGATAATGATAAGCCGTATAATCTAACTTCATGGGGGGAGAAAGGTAAATTAATGAAAGAGCACAAATAAAACACCATACAAACAACCCGCTCATAGCAATAACACTCATCCTGTCAGGTCTGTTAACGCCTACAGCCCCAAAAAAACCACTAAGTCTAAAATCAGACCTCTTAATTTCACCTTTGCTTAATGCCTCACATACCAACTCGGCATCTTTGGCTGTTTTGACGTTAACGCCGTTAAATAACCTGAAAAGCTGTGCATTAAAAAAATCATCCTCATGCAATTTAATTCTTTTATCAGAGTAATCCAGCCTCACAGCTTTTAGGAGTAACTTTATAAAAAATGATATCCCCCCAACCCTTATGATGCATAAAATCAAGATAACAAAGAAAAGTGAATTTTTATAAAAATCGATTGTATTTGAAAAAATATCAAACATGCAGACCTCAATGAAATAGGACGATGGATGTAATTTCTTACTAGTGTTGTGTGGTTCGCTATTAAACGGCAATTGATTGTCGAACTTTATGCGCTACGTCAACATTTCCCCCATGAAAACACAAGCCACCCTTACCGAAATTCAGCGCTTACTGCGCAATCTGATCCGTGTCGGCGTCGTGACCCACGTCAACACAGCGGACGCCCTGTGCCGGGTACAAACAGGCGAAATGACCACAGGCTGGTTGAACTGGTTAACCCGCCGTGCCGGACGTTCCCGCGACTGGTGGGCACCGTCCATTGGTGAGCAGGTGTTGATCCTGTCCATCGGCGGAGAACTTGACACCGCCTTTGTGCTGCCCGGCATCTATTCCGATAACAACCCCGCGCCGTCGACGTCTGCCGATGCATTACATATCAGCTTTCCCGACGGCGCGGTGATCGAGTACGAACCCGCTACCGGGGCGCTGACCGTCAGCGGGATTAAAACCGCCGATATCACCGCCTCTGAATCCCTCACCGCCACAGTGCCACTGGTCACGGTGAGAGCGTCAACCCGCATCACGCTGGACACGCCCGAAGTGGTCTGCACCAACAAGCTGATCACCGGAACGTTGGAAGTACAGCAAGGCGGGGAAATGCGCGGCAATATTCAGCATTCCGGCGGGTCGCTGTCGTCCAATGGCAAAGTGTTGCATACCCACAAACACCCCGGCGACAGCGGCGGCATGACAGGTGCGCCACTATGACAGTTCGCTACCTCGGCATGAGCCGTGAAAACGGCCAGACGCTCGGCGATCTTGAACACATTCGCCAGAGCGTGCGCGATATTCTCATCACCCCCGTCGGGTCGCGGGTAATGCGCCGGGATTATGGTTCGCTGCTGTCGGCGCTGATCGACCAGCCGCAAAATCCCGCCGTGAAATTGCAGGTAATGGCGGCGTGTTACATGGCGCTGCTGCGCTGGGAGCCGCGCATCACGCTGACGGCCATCAACCTGACAAGCACATTCGACGGCAAGCTGGCCGTTGATATTACGGGCGTGCTGGCTGACAGCAACGCCGTTTCCCTTTCTGTTCCTGTGAGCTGACACGATGGCGATGATTGATTTAAGCCAGCTTCCCGCGCCTGCCGTGGTGGAAGAACTGGATTACGAGGCGATTTACACCGAGCGCAAAGCCGTGCTGTTGTCGCTCTACCCGGAAGACCAGCGCGCCGCTGTCGCACGCACGCTGTTGCTGGAATCCGATCCGCTCGTCAAGCTGTTACAGGAAAACGCCTACCGTGAATTGCTGTGGCGCCAGCGCGTCAATGAAGCGGCACGAGCTGTGATGGTGGCGTATGCACAAGGGAGCGACCTCGACCAGCTCGGCGCGAATTTTAGCGTGTCCCGGTTGGTCATTACCCCGGCTGACGATTCAACCCTGCCGCCGACGCCTGCGCTGATGGAATCCGACAGCGATTTTCGCCTGCGCATTCAACAGTCGTTTGAGGGCTTGAGCGTGGCCGGGTCGGTCGGTGCCTATCAGTACCACGGACGCAGCGCCGACGGGCGTGTGGCCGATGTATCAGTGTTCAGCCCCAGCCCGGCCAGCGTCACCGTGTCGGTGCTGTCACGCGAGGGCGACGGCAGCGCCAGTCCTGAGCTGGTCGCCATTGTTGCCGCCGCCCTGAACGGCGAAGACGTGCGCCCGGTGGCTGATCGGGTCACGGTGCAGTCTGCTGTGATTGTGCCGTATGAGATTGACGCCACGCTGTACCTGTATCCGGGACCGGAAAAAGAGCCTGTTCGCGCTGCGGCCGAGCAGAAGCTGAAAGCCTACATCAGTGCGCAGCACCGATTAGGGCGGGATATTCGTCGCTCGGCGATTTACGCTGCGCTGCACGTCGAGGGCGTGCAACGGGTCGAGCTGACGACACCCGCCGACGATATCGTGCTGACCGACGCGCAGGCGTCCTATTGTTCCGGCTATCGGCTGGGTGTGGGCGGTGCCGATGAGTGATACCCGGCTGCTGCCTGTCGGGTCGTCTGCGCTGGAAGTGGCCGCCGCCACCGCCTGTGCCGAGATTACCCGCGCACCCGTTCCCCTGCGTCTGCTGTGGAACCCGGACACCTGCCCGCCTAACCTGCTGCCATATCTGGCGTGGGCGTTTTCCGTTGACCGCTGGGATGAGGCGTGGCCGGAGGGCGTGAAACGTCAGGTGATCCGCGATGCGTTCTTTATCCATCGCCATAAAGGCACCATCGGTGCGCTGCGGCGTGTGGTGGAGCCGTTTGGTTATCTGATCCGTATCAGTGAATGGTTTCAGAACGGCGGAGAGCCAGGCACGTTTCGCCTGGACATTGGCGTGCAGGATAGCGGCATCACTGAGGAAACTTTTTACGAGCTGGAGCGGCTGATTGCTGACGCCAAACCCGCCAGTCGGCACCTGCTGGGGCTGAATATCAACCTTGACACGCAGGGCGCGGCCTACGTTGCCGCGCTGTCTTATGGCGGCGACGAGCTAACCATTTACCCCTATTTTCCTGAAACGATTACTGTGTCCGGTCTGGATGTGGCCGGGGCAGCACTTCATTTAATCGACAACGTGAGCGTAACCGCATGAGTGCAAAATATTTTGCTCTGTTAACTAACATCGGCGCTGCCAAATTGGCTAACGCGACCGCGCTGGGTAGCAGCCTGAACATCACCCGGATGGCCGTCGGGGATGGCGGCGGCACACTGCCGACACCAAACCCGGCACAAACTGCGCTGATAAATGAACAGCGCCGGAAAGCCATCAATAGCCTGAGTGTTGACCCGAAAAACCCCAGCCAGATTATCGCCGAGCAGGTTATTCCCGAAAATGAGGGCGGTTGGTGGATACGGGAGATCGGCCTGTTTGACGATGACGGCAATCTGATTGCGGTCGCCAACTGCCCGGAAACCTACAAGCCCCAATTGCAGGAAGGCAGCGGCCGCATCCAGACCGTGCGCATGATTTTGATTGTCAGCAGTACCGACGCCGTGACGCTGAAAATTGACCCGGCGGTCGTGTTAGCCACGCGGGGCTATGTCGATGAGGTGATTGAGGCACACGAAAAAAGCCGCAAACATCCAGACGGGACGCTGACGGCAAAGGGATTCGTGCAACTGAGCAACGCGACGAACAGCGACAGTGAAGCGCTGGCCGCCACCCCGAAAGCGGTAAAAGCCGCGAATGATAACGCCAGCGGGCGCGTGCCGTCTGGCCGCAAGGTAAACGGTAAGGCGCTGACCGCAGACATTACTCTGGGTGCCGGAGATGTGGGGGCATACACCAAACTGGAAACCGATACCGCCGTATCTGTCGTCGCTGCTGCCGCTAACAATGCCGCCACCGCAGCGGCCAGCGCCAACACGAACGCCAATGGCCGTGTGCCGTCTGGTCGAACCGTCAACGGCAAAGCGCTGTCGGCAGATATTACGCTAGGTGCGGGGGATGTGGGCGCGTACACCAAAGCCGAAACCGATACCCGCGTCGCCGCAGCGACCACCGCCGCCAATAATGCCGCCACCGCTGCGGCCAACGCCAACACGAACGCCAGTGGCCGCGTACCATCAGGGCGCACCGTTAACGGTAAAGCGCTGTCAGCAGATATTTCCCTGAGCGCTGGGGATGTCGGTGCCTATACCAAAGCCGAAACCGATACCCGCGTCGCCGCAGCGACCACCGCCGCCAATAATG